TAATGACCCGCACCATCCACAAAACTGAACAGCCTGTTGTCCTTGAGGGTTACCAAGCTGTACTGAAGCCGAGCAAGTTTGGCTATTCGTTGTCTGCCCTTGTCGATTCCGATCTGGTTGAGAAACTGGAAGAGGATCGCGTTGAGTCCCTGAAGTGGGCAGAAACTAAACTGAAGAACCCTAAGCGTTCTACCCTGAAGCCTGAGCCTTGGGAAGAAGTTGCCGAAGGTCAATACAAGATTAAGTTCTCCTGGAATGAAGACAGCAAGCCTCCCGTTGTTGATACTGAGGGTACTCACATCACCGACGAGTCTATTCCTATGTACTCTGGCAGTCGTGTGAAGCTCGCCTTCTACCAAAAGCCCTACATCCTCAAAGATGGTGTCACCTATGGCACGTCCCTCAAGCTTGTGGGTGTGCAACTCGTGGCACTGAATAACTCTGCTGCTGTTGACACTGGCGACATGGCTGCTGAAGATGTGGCTGCTTTGTTTGGCACCACTGCTGGCTTCAAAGCCTCTGAACCTAACATTACTACCACCTCCACCGATACCGAAGACGACTTCTGATGGTTACATTTGATTGCGTTAAGAACGAAGAGCTTGGGCTCTACGAAGGCACCTTGTGTGTCAAACTTCCTGAGATCAGCGTCACCCGCTACAAGGCGGATCGCTCGGACTTCAAGTATGAGATGCGTCGTGCGGTCTCCGAGATCGTCGAAGAGATCATCGAAAAGCAACTGAACGACTGCTGATGTATAGATCAGGCTTGGAGGGTAAGGTCGCTGACCTTCTCTCCAGCTTGAAAGTTTCCTATGAATACGAATCACACAAACTCGCATACGTTCTTGAATGCAACTACATCCCCGACTTTCTTTTACCGAATGGTGTCTATCTAGAGGTAAAGGGGAGACTGACGAGCGAGGATCGTCGCAAGATGAAGGCAGTAAAGAAGAGCAATCCCGACTTAGATATTCGGTTCGTCTTTCAAGCACCCTTTAACAAGATCTACAAAGGATCTAAAACAACCTACGCCAAGTGGGCAGAGAAATCTGGTTTCCCTTGGTGTTCATACCAATCCATCCCAATCGAATGGCTAACCTAGAGTACGGTACACCTGAGTATTACGCAGAACACTTTGGTGATATGTTGGCTGATGTAGACGGTGAAGACCCTACTACTACCGACAACTTTATCAAAGGTTTCTTTATCGCTGTTGACGACTGGTTCAACTATCACGAACAACAAGCCAATGCATACGCACAACTCCGAGAGCGAGTTCGTGAGGCACTTGCCATGTGAGACTTGTGGCTCATCAGATGCAAACTCTTTGTACTCTGATGGGCACACCTTTTGTTTCGCATGTAACACTTATGGACATACTGAAGAAGATGTACACATTCATCAAATGACCACATCAGTTACGATGCGCGGATCAGCCGAACGGTTGCACAAGCGTCGCATCTCAGAAAAAGTTTGCAAGCAATACCACATCCACAAGGACGGTCAGGTATTGCGCTTCTACTACTTCAGTGAGTCTGGAGTATTAGAGGGATGCAAAAGTAAGACCAAAGACAAACTATTCACTTACGAAGGCAATGTCCCAGGCACACTCTTTGGACAACATTTGTTTCCCGCCACTGGAAAACGAGTCGTCATTACAGAAGGCGAACTCGATGCAGCTAGTTGTCAGGAAGCTATGCCGGGGTGGCCGATGGTATCTCTACCTAGCGGTGCCGCTTCGGCAAGGAAGTCGATTCAAAGGGCTATCCCCTGGCTCCAGGGTTATGAGGAGATTGTCCTGTTCTTCGACAATGACGAGGCAGGCCGTAAGGCGGCGGAGGATGCAGCAAGCGTCCTGCCACCTGGGAAGACGAAGATTGCACGACTGGAGGTACATAAGGATGCTTCAGACGCGCTACAGGCAGACGATTCGCAACTGATTCGTGAGGCTATCTGGAATGCCGTACCGTACCGTCCTGATGGTATTGTCGATGGCAAGTCCCTGCTTGAACTAGTAACAACACCTACACCTCCTGCTGATCATGACTACCCATTTCAGGGACTACAAGAAAAGTTGCACGGGATCAGATATGGAGAGCTTGTTACGATTACTGCAGGTTCTGGTATCGGAAAATCCTCGTTCTGTCGTGAGCTTGCAACTAACCTTCTCAACAAAGGCGAACGGGTTGGATACCTGGCGCTCGAAGAATCAAACCGCCGTACTGCTCTCGGACTGATGTCTGCTTCTGTAGGCAAGTCCCTACACCTTGGCGAACACGACCGTTCTACACTGACAGATGCATACGAAAAGACTCTTGCTGATTGGAATCTCTATTTATTCGATGGGTTTGGTTCTTTTGACCCAGACCTGATCTACAACCGTATTGAGTATCTGGCAACAGGTCTTGATGCACGTGTCATCTTCCTTGATCACTTGTCTATCCTGCTTAGCGGCTTGGATGGAGATGAGCGACGGATGATTGACACAACCATGACAAAGCTGCGTTCACTTGTTGAACGTACTGGCGTTGCCATGTTCCTCGTCTCCCACCTCAGGCGAACATCTACTGATACTAACCACGAGGAAGGAGCACGTGTTACACTTGGACAGCTCAGAGGAAGCGCGTCGATTGCACAACTCTCTGACGGATGCATTGCGCTCGAACGCGATCAACAGAGCACAGGCAAACAGTCTGATACAACAGTGCGAGTCCTTAAGAATCGCTATTCTGGCGAAGTTGGCGTCGCGTGTAATCTGAGTTATGATCTAGCCACCTGTAAATTCAATGAAACTAAACCCGAACCTGAGTTCGATGCAACCACAGATTTCTGAATCCGAGATTGAGCACCCTTGGTTGCCTCACCCTCCCAACCCTCCCACCCCTGAAGCAGTTGCAAAAGCGCAGTTCGTTGACAAGACTTACCAATGGAACGGATCAGCGTCGGCTAAGGCTGCTCGCTCTCAACCTCGCAACTAACGGTCTGATCTTTGTCACAAACCTATTTATTGTTGCTGGTGTAATAAGGCACTGGAATGACTACTACCCTGATTTTTGATATTGAGACCAACGGCTTGCTGTATGATCTCTCCTGCATTCATTGTCTGGTCATCTACGATGTCGAAGCTGACCAAACCCTTGCATACAATGATACGGGTAACTCAGAACCTGTTGTCCGTGGTATCTCCAGGCTCGAAGAAGCCGACAAGATCGTCGGACATAACATCATAGGTTATGACATACCGGCAATCAAGAAACTCTACCCGTGGTTCAAACCAAAGGGTGTGATTGTTGATACACTAGTTCTGTCTCGCATGTATCATGCTGATCTTTATGCCCTTGACTCACGACGTAACTGGAAGGGGATGCCTATGCAACTCTACGGTCGTCACAGTCTGGAAGCCTATGGCTACAGGTTGAACGAAGCAAAAGGTACATTTAGTAAAGAGACGAACTGGAAAGACTGGTCACAAGAGATGCAGGACTATTGTGTCCAAGACGTTAAAGTGACTACAAAACTATGCAAGCACTTCCACCCCTACCTGACTGGCTCACGTTAGAGCACAAGGTAGCAGAAATACTTACTCAACAGGAGTTACATGGATGGTACTTTGATGAGCCTGCTGCATGGCAACTTACATCTACTCTCCAAAGAGAGCTTGAACAAACTTGTGAGATACTACGAAACAGGTATCCTTTCGTTAAGGGATCGGAGTTTACTCCTAAGCGACCTAACAAAACACAAGGATATGTAGCTGGTGCCACATTCACGCGCCTTAAAGAACTCAATCCATCTTCACGTGATCACATTGCGTGGATCCTACAAACCCATCACGGTTGGAAACCTACCCAACTGACTGCAACAGGTAAACCAATCATTGACGAGCCTATTCTCAAAGACATAGGCACTGAAGCGTCTGACATGTTCCTGCGTATCTTGACTCTTACCAAGATGCTCGGTATGCTCAGCGAAGGCGACAATGCTTGGCTCAAACTTGTAACCCACAATCGAATACACCACCATTGCTCCGTTGCAACTAACACTTTTAGATGCGCACACCGTCGTCCAAACCTCGCACAGGTACCAAGTGATGCAGAATTTAGAAGGCTCTTTAAAGCGAGCCCAAATCAAATCATGGTTGGCGCTGATCTTAGCGGGATTGAGCTTAGGATGCTCGCTCACTACCTTGCTCGCTATGACGAAGGTCGCTACGCAGATGTCCTCCTTCACGGAGACATTCACCAAGAAAATGCCGACAAAATTGGAATCTCCCGTCGGCAAGTTAAAACCGTCACCTATGCCTTCCTTTACGGAGCAGGTGATGCCAAACTAGGAAAGAGTTACGATGCTCAACTTTCTGAACAGCAGGCAAAGAAGAAGGGCAAAGAGATCCGCCAGGCTTACATGGATGCAGTACCAGGACTTGAGAAACTGGTTACTGCGGTTAAGTCCAAGGCGGAATCTGGTTTCATCAACTTGTGTGACGGTCGCCGCTGCACTGTTGATGGTGCCCACAAGGCTCTCAACTACCTCCTGCAAGGATCTGCCGGAGTACTAGCTAAACGCTGGCTCCTGATCAACCACGACAACACTCGTGAGCTTTGCTGCTCACAACTAGCATTTGTTCATGACGAAATCCAATTCGAGTGTGACCCACAACACGTGGATGCACTACGAACATCCCTGGTACGCTCAGCTGAGGAAGCTGGACGCTACTACAATCTTAGAATCCCAATCGCAGCTGAAGCCCAGCAAGGCGATAACTGGAGTGAAGTACACTAATGGCTGTTAAATCTAAAATTGGTTTGGCACGGGTTAAATTTATATCTCGTGCTAAATACAAACACACCCGACAAGGCAACGGCAAACGCAGTCTTCCTTCGCACGGGCGCAAGCTCCGGCGAGGGCAAGGTAAGTGAGTGCACTAATTGATTGCGACTACATCGTTTATAAGTCCTGCACTGCCTGCGAATACGACGTGGACTGGGGAGACGAGGTTATACTTGTCCAATCTAGATTCACCGACGCATACAAAATGGTCGAACGAGAACTACTCAAGATTTCAAATGATCTTGGATGTTTCGACGATTCTATTTTGTTTTTTACTGATAGTATCAATTTTCGTAAGCGCATTGACCCAGCGTATAAAGGACATCGAAACCGCAAGAAACCGTGCGGCTACAAAAGGGTCATCAATGCGTTAAAAGCGGACTATCCAGTGGTCATAATGCGGACCCTTGAGGCAGATGATGCTATGGGCATCTACGCTACTAAAGAACAGGGACACATTATCTGCAGTCCCGACAAAGACATGCGACAGATACCTGGAGACCTGTATGATTTTTCTGATGGAGTTGTCACCATCACCAAAGAAGAAGGTGAGCGTTGGCACTACGTTCAGACGCTGGCTGGTGACCAAACTGATGGATATAGCGGAGTTCCTGGATTCGGGGTCAAACGTGCAGAAGCCTTCTTCGAAGAGAACGGTTACACGTGGGGATCAATCGTTAAAGCATTTGAGTCGAAAGGACTTGACGAATCTGCTGCTCTCCGAAATGCGCAGCTTGCAAAGATTCTACAATGTACCGATTATGACTTCGACACCGAGTCCGTCAAGCTATGGACCCCCGCCCCCGATCGTTGAACTTACGATTGAACAACAATTCAAGATGCGTCAGATTGAGGACGCTCTCAAGAATAAGGAGAGTTCTAAGGAGGACATCATCATTGTCTTCCTTGCTCTCCAAAAGCAGAATTTTGTCCTCTCCAACTCACTCACTAACCTCTTAAAAAATTGGCCAAAACCAACTCAACTGGACCCGACTACTATCGACGAGGTTCTATCCAAGTTTGGGATTTCATCCGAGACCAAGGACTGAGTTTCCACCTTGGTAATGCCATCAAATACATCTGCCGTGCAGGTTACAAAGATGACCGCATTGCAGATCTTCGCAAAGCAATCCACTACCTACAGAACGAACTAGAAAATGAAATCCTTGATGAATCAAGCCAACGAGTTTCGCCTTGGCTATCAAGTGAAGAACGATACTGGGCCAGCTTCACGGGCGATGCAGAAGCGTTTGATCGTTGAGGAGTTCAAAGAGTTCCTAGAGGCTGAACAACAGCTGTTGTACGGCTATACACGCAACGCTGAAGAGTGTTTGAAAGAGCTTGCAGACCTTGTTTATGTCTGCTACCAATACGCTGCTAATCTGGACTGGGATCTGGATGAAGCAATGGACCGTGTACACCGAAGCAACATGAGTAAGCTTGGTGAAGACGGTAAACCCATCCGCCGTGAAGACGGCAAGGTTCT